GTCCACGCGGTCCAGGAAAAGAACGCGGACGCGTTCCGCTACGCGATGGGCTACAGCGCCGGCGTCTCGAACGCGATGATCGCCGGCGGTTTCGCAGCTGCTCGCAACGTCGCGAGCGCAGCACTCCTCAATTCCGCGATCCTCTCCTCATTCGCTGACACCGCGACGCTCGCGCTGACGGCCGCCTATAACCGGCAGTCGATTTTCAACACGTTCCTAAACGGGCTCCGCACCATGAACCCGCTCGCCAAGGGAGCCAGGGCGGAAGCGGCGCGCGCCGGTCTGATGATCGAGTCGACCATGAACAGCATTCGCCGGTTCCAGGTCGACGCCCTGGGCCCGTCGTTCTCCGCCAGGTTGTCCGACGTAACCATGCGCGCCAGCGGGCTCACCGCCTGGACGGACGGATGGCGCGCCGGGTTCGGGCTCACGCGAATGCACGCGCTCGCGAGCATCATGCGCGGCGAGATCGATCCGGCGGATCTCAAACTGTTGCGAGCTCACGGCGTCACGGACACGGATCTCGCAGTGTGGCGCGCAGCACAGCCAACGTCGACCAGGTTCGGCCCGCTGCTCACCGCGGAATCGATCTATCGCGTGCCAGATGCGGCGATCGAGGCGATCAAGCTGCCGCGCGTGGGCGACGTGGATGCGTCCGCGATGTCGCTGCGACGCGAGGCGGCGATGCGACTCCTCGGGATGCTGGTCGAGGAGCAGCACATGGCCGTGGTCGAGCCTGGTTACAACGAACGGCTGCAGATGAGCTCGGGGCGGCCGCGCGGCGAGCTCAAGGGCGAGCTCCTGCAATCGTTCTGGCAGTTCAAATCCTTCCCCTGGTCCGTGTTCCGCAAGCACCTACTCGAACGCGGCACGCGCGGCCAGGACACCGCCGGCGGCAAGGCGCTCTACATCGGCCCGCTCGTGGTTGCATCTACGCTCCTGGGCGCTGCTGCGCTGGCTGCTGACGATCTTTTGAACGGCCGCGATCCGCGTCCGTTCTACGGCGCCAACGGGCAAGTGCTGTTCCGCAATTGGGTGTCCGCGTTCTTGAAGGGCGGCGCGCTCGGCGTTTGGGGCGACTACCTGGGCGGCGAGCTCCAGGGGCAGACGAGCTCGGCGCTCGCGACGCTCGCGGGCCCGCTTGGATCCGGCGTCCACGACGCGCTGCAGCTGACCGTGGGCAACGCGATCCAACACTACGCCGGCCAGGAGACGCACATCGGCGCGGAGGCTGTGCGCTTCGCGAAGCGTTGGATCCCGTTCCAAAATATGTGGTACACGAAAGCGGCGACGGACCACATCATTTTTCAACAGCTGCAAGATCTGCTCACCCCTGGAACGTCGGAGCGTTCGATGGCGAGAGCGGCGCAAATGTTTGGACAAAAATACTTCTGGCCGCAGGCCACAACGACACCCGCTCGCGCGCCCAACCTGGCGCACATCCTCGGCCAATAAGGGGCAACCATGACCGTATCCTCGAACCAACGGCAAACGCAGTGGAACGGCGACGGGCTCTCGTTCGTCTTTCCGACGCAGTTCACTTTTCTGCTGCCGACTGATGTCCAGGTTTACAAGAAGCTGATCGCCGCGACCACCTGGAACCTCCTCGCCTACGGCACGCAATGGACGATGGCGGGCGGAGGCAACGGCACCGCCGGAAACATCCTGCTCGCGCAGAGCCCGCTGGTGACTGAGACGATCCTGATCGTCCGCAACGTCCCCTATACGCAGCTGGTGAACTTCTCAGCTAACGACACGTTTCCGGCGGAGACGATGGAGGCGTCGCTCGACAAGCTGACGGAGGCGGATCAGCAGCTCGACGGGCGCCTGTCCGTGCTCGAAGCGGCCGCCGGCGTGATCGCGATCCCGTCGGAGCCCTACATCTTCACGAACAACGCGATCATTGCGCTCAAGAACACGATCACGCAGAACGCGGCGATCCCTGCGGGTTACAACGCAATGGCGATCCTCCCCGTGATCTCGAACGGGGTCACGATCACGGTTGCGGCGGGCTCGACGTTCATCACGCTCGACAACAGCCTGGGCGGCGGCAATCCGCCAGGCGGCGGCCCGTTCGCGCTGCTCACCACAAACGTGTTCAGCGGGCGCCAGGACTTCGGCGCAGTCACGGCGAACTACGTCAACCGAATTGACCCTGCATACGGCGACCATTACATCCTCAAGAACGCGGCCACGGCGCTGCCGGTCAACACGTTCACGGGGGAATTCAACGCGTTCGCCGGCGACGTGCAGGAACAGAGCGGCACGGATTCCCTGGTCGCGCTGCATGGGTTCGCGACCTCGAAGCTCACGCACGCCGGCAATGCGGTTGGCGTCGAAGGCTTCGCCATCAACACGACGGACAAGAACGCGGCCGGCCTGGGCGCGACGCTCTACGGCGGGATCTTCATCGTCGAGAATCAGATGTTCACGCACACGTCGCCCACGAACAGCGGGCTCTACATCGATTTTCGCAACCGCTCGGGCACTGGCGGCGGCACGCCGACCAACGGCTCGCCTGGCGCGAACCAGGGCTACAACAAGAATTTCTCCGCGATCACGATCGACTGTCTCCAGGAGCGCGGCACGCTGTCGGGGATCACGTGCGGATGGCAGACGGGGATCATGTTCACGAAGCGCGCGCTCGACAAGATCAACGGCGGCGCGCTCGCCGTCGGGATCGATATGACGGCGTTCGATCTCGGCAACGTGTTCGCCGGCGACGGCACGCCCTACGGTTCGCGCCTGGCGGCGTGCATTGCGCTGCCGACCGGATGGAACGGATCCACGCAGCTGCCGGGGATCACGTGGGACACCGCGAAAACCATCTCGACGCTCTACTCCAACGTCGGCACCTGGGAAGTGCGCCAGGCAACGTCGATGCGTTTTGCAGTGCATGCCGGCGTGGGGTTGATCTACGCCGGCGCGCCATCGATCGGCCAGGATTACAGCAAATATCTGGATCTGATCGGCTTCGGGCAGTACCTCCTGTCGTTCTCGTTGCAGGGAGGCAAAGCAGGGACCGCGCCATCCAACACGGCCGCACCGCAAGCCTTCATCAAAGTGCGCGCGGACAGTGCGGACGCGTGGATCCCGTTGTATTTCTAACCAGAGAGAGGAGCAACAAAATGGACGGCGAAGTTAAAGACGGATTGCCTGTGATCCCGCTCGACAAGATCGAAAAGCCAAGCGACGGCGAGATCGCGTCGGCGGAGCAAGAGGCGAAGATTGCATTCCTGGAACTCCAGAATTGTGAGCTCGCGATCCAGGGCGCTGAGGCTGCGGCCCAGGCGAACCAGATGGCGATCCGCTCGAACAAGGAGCTCCACCCGAAACTGATCCAATCCTTCGAGCAAGCGAAGGCGCGGGTCGAGATGCTTAAAAAGCTCGCGGGCAAGTAAGCCCGCTAGAGGGGACCGCTATGTCGACAGTGCAATGTAATTTCATCAAATCGCTCGATGGCCTGGTGAACATCGATGTCAAGACGATCGCCACGGGCGGCGCTGGCGTCATTACGTTCCCCTCGAACGCGAAAACATTTCTGCGCGGGGATAACACTTTCACGACCACGCTCTCGCTCACCGGATCGGAGGCGCCGCACACGACCCAGGTTGCGAACTCGATGGACGTGCAGCGGTACATTTCCTCGGGCGACTCCGCGACCAATCGGGGGTGGACGTATCGCGTGAGCGCGGGGTTCGGCTTCTCGTTCTTCACGGGCGACGACGCGGGCCTCTCGGTCAATCCGATCTGGACGGCGAAGCGCACGGGCACGACGCCCACGGTGCTCGCGGTCATGCCGTTCTCGGGTCGCGTCACGATCGGCAACAACGGCGGCGCGTATCCGACGGACGATGGCGTGAACGCGCTCCAGGTCACGGGCACGATGAGCGCCACGTCGGGGCTCAACATGCCGGCGACCGGGCGCCAGATCGTCGCGCCCAATATCACCTACGATCTGTATGGCGCCGTGGTCGCGGCCTCGTACTACGTGAACGGCACTTACAACGTCGCCGGCGCCGGCCAACAGAATGAGCTCATCAGCTTGCGGCCGTCCTCGGTCACGCTGTCGGGCGTGGGCGCCACGGCGTCGATGCTCACCTTCGCCAACCAGGTTGTCTCCTCGATCGCGGGCACGACCGGCTACGGCATTATCGGCAGCGTCATCAATTCCGGCGCCGGCAAATCCACGGCGATCTACGGCCGCGCAGTCGGCAGCGGCGCGCACAGCGGGATCCTGATCGGCGGCAATTTCAGCGTGAACACCGTCGCCGGCACGGACACGATCGCGACCTCGTGCATCTACGCCTCATGGACCGGCGTTACCTCGTGCCACTTCGGGCTGCAGCTGACCGGCGAAGCGGTTGGCGACGCCGTGGATTACGCGATCTATGTCAACCAATCCGCGAAGGTCATCGGCTCGCACATCCTGCTCCAGCGCGGAGCGGCACCATGCAACACGTCCGCGAACTTCATGCAGTGCGACGACGTTACGGCGAGCGCGACGTTCTTCAAGATCACGTCTATCGGCTCGATCGTGTTCGGCGGCACGGCGCAACGGATCCAGGGCGACTTTTCTAATGGCACGATCGGCAATCGCCTGGCGTTCCAGACCACGACCTTGAACGGATCCACGATCGTGCCTTTCATCACGAACGGCACCGGCGTGGCCTCCGGCTTCCAGCTGCACGATTCGAGCGACGCGGCAAACGCGGGGCGCATTGCCTACGCGGCGACGACGACCGGGCACTCGATCAACGTGACATCGATCGGCACCGGCGTGCTGCGCAGCTTGCAGATCCAGATGAACACCGTCCCCGGAATCATCCTGCAGTCGACGGGGCGCGTGCTGCTCGGCAACAACCCAACGGACGACGCAGTGAACGGCGTCCAGGTGAGCAACGCGGATCTCTCGATCAATACGCTCGGGCGCGGGCTGCGCATCAAGCAGGGCGCGAACGCGAAGCAGGGGCGCGCGGTCCTGGTAGCGGGCACGGTCACGGTTGCGAATACGAGCGTCGGCGCTAACAGCGACATCCTCATCACGTCGCAGATCGACGGCGGCGCGCCTGGCTTCCTGCGGATCTCGGCGCGCGTGAATGGGACGAGCTTCACGATCACGAGCTCCAGCGGCACGGACACAAGCACCGTCGGATGGATGATGCTCGAACCGGCGCCGTGATCGAGTGGCGAATCAGTTTAAAACCGGGCTGAACCCAGGGCTCACCGCTGTAGATCAGCGGCGAGCTCGCCGGCGCATTGGGATCCTGGACGACGATACGACCGTCACATCGGGCGGGGGATCCGGCGCGCCGATCGACGCGGCCTATCTCCTGGTTGGCGGCGCCGACGGGCGCCTGTCCAATGCGCGGTTCTTGGGCGTCATCAATCCACCGCTGCAGCTGGTCGACGGCGGGCCAGGCGCGGCCCTGGTCATCAACATTACGGACTTCGCCGCGTCGGGCGGGAGTCATGCGCGCGGCACCGTGCCGGATCCTGGCGCCGTCGCGGGCTCGACGCGTTTCCTGCGCGAGGATGCAACCTGGGCAGTGCCAGGCGGCGGCAGTGGCACCGTCACCAACATCGCAACCACGCTGCCGATCACCGGCGGCCCGATCACGACGACGGGCACGATCGGCGTCAACACAATGGTTGCGAGCGGCGGCGCGCACGCGAGCGGCGTTGTGCCGGATCCTGGTGCTGTTGCGGGCACGTCTAAATTCCTGCGCGAGGATGCAACCTGGGCGGCACCGCCGGTATCCGGCACGCTGCAGAGCCAGGAATTCACCGCCTCGGGCACGTTCAACGTACCGCCAGGCGTCACCGGCGTATGGGTCACGCTGGTGGGTGCTGGCGGCGGCGGTTCCACCACGATCGCGGCGGCGACCGGCGGCGGCGGCGGCGGATCCGGCGAGAGCATTGTCAACATGCCGGTTGTTGTCGTTGCATCCGGCACGGTCACGGTCACGATCGGCGCGAAAGGTACGGGCGGCGCCGCGGGCCAGGCAAGCGCCCAGCCAGGCGCCAACGGCGGCGATACGTCCTTTGGCTCGCAGATCATTGCGCGCGGCGGGCTCGGCGCAGCTGCGAGCGCGACGAGCGGCGCGGGCGGCGGCGCGGGCGGTTCAGCTGCAAAAACGTCGGGCACCGTTGGCACGATCGGAATCGCAGAATCCGTTACCGGGTTCGGCGGCTCGTCGGGCGGCGGCGGCGGGGCAACGACTGGATCCAACGGCGCGACGGGCGGCCCTGCCGGCGCCTACGCCGGCGCTGCTGGCGGCTCCACTGCGGCAGTGCAAGCGGGAGGGGGTGGCGGCGCGTCCTCCGTCTACGGCGCGGGCGGCGTCGGCGGCGCCGGCGGCGCGATCGGCGTCAATGCTGCCACGACAGCCTACGGCGCCGGCGGCGGCGGCGGCGGCGGCAAAGCGACGACCACGATCGGCGGCGGCAACGGCGCCGACGGCTATTGCCTGGTGGTGTGGGTCGCGTAGATGGGGGGCAAAAGCCAGGCGCAGGAATTCACCGCAACCGGCGCCTTCACGTTCAACGTGCCGGCGGGTGTGTCTGTCGTTTTTGTCACGATGATCGCCGGCGGCGGCGGCGGCGGCGGCCAAGGCTCCGCCACGCCTGGCGCGGGTGGTGCGGGCTCAGGCGAACACTGCGAACGAGTGCCCTACCCCGTCACGCCTGGCGGCACCGTCTCGGGCTCCATTGGCACCGGCGGCGTGGGCGGAACGAACGCCAACGGGACGGACGGCGGCGCGACCACGTTCGGCACCTTGACGTGCGCGGGTGGCATCCACGGCACCGGCACGGCGAGCTCGGGGCCTGGCGCCGGCGGCGGCGTGGGCGGCGGGGCGGGTGGTAATCCTGGCGCCATTGGCAGCAAGGTAGGCCGCGGGCTATTCGGCGGCTCGGGTGGCGGCACGGGCGGGCCGACTGGCGCGGTAGGCAAGGCCGGCGGCGGATCTCAAAGCTACCCTGGCGGGGCGGGCGGCAGCACGGATCTGAATTGGGGCGGCGGCGGCGGCGGCGGCGCATCCCCCTGGGGCTCGGGCGGCCGTGGTGGCAACACGGCGCCAGTGCCTCATTTCGAGAACGGCGTGAGCGCCGTGCCTACCGCCTACGGCGCCGGCGGCGGCGGGGGATCTGGACGGGGCACCGGCGGCACGACAACGACTGGCGGCGACGGCGCCCCAGGCTACTGCCTGGTCGAGTGGATGGCGCCCTAGCCGTCGATCTTCCGGGACAGCAGACGCGCCAGGCCGACGACTTCGATCCCGCGCCCGTCCCAACCCACGTAATAGCTTTCCTCTTTCTCGTTGGCGATCGAGACGGCAACCACGACAACCATTGCGCCGCGCACCTTCGCCGTCTTTATCAGTTCGCTGCAGATGAGCTCGGCGCGCACCGCCTGGGGAATTGGCGGCGCCGGCGGCGGGGTTGGCTTCTTGCGTTTGCTCATTTCTCCTCCTCGAAAGTGCTAGGCGGCTCGGGGTCGATGACACCGAACCGCTCCAGCAGTTTGAAAACCCAACGTAGCAGCGCGTTCACCGGCGAGCTCCGTCGCCCAGGAGCACCAGGCGAAACGACGCCTGGATCTGCCCGTCGGCGCGCGGCGCTGTGCGAAAAACCTCGAGCCCGAACACGTCGCCCTCAATGGGCATTTCGACGCCGGCGTGCGCCTTCCAGAACGACTTAGGCCAGGAGATCACCAGGGGCGTGAACCGCTCTGGATCTTCGAGCATGGCGCCTAACGTGGGCGCGTCGCTGTTGAGCCTGACCACTTCCTCCGGTACCGGATACGCGACGGGTTGCTTATCCGGTACAGCGGGGGCGGCAGCCCTGCGCATCGCGCCATCGACCCAGACCCACTCCGCAGGCGGCTCCGCGCTCGGCGCTGCGGGTGCAGCGGGGGCGGCAGCCGGCCCTTTGAAGTAGGGGCACGCACCAGGCCAGGCCGCGCCGCAGCAGATCGTCGGCCCTGGGTGCGTCCACACCGGGCCCGTGCATCCGGCCGGCGCGCTCACTTCTTCGCTCCCGCTTCCAGCTGCTTGCGCTTCGCCCTGGCTTCCACGTCGAGCTCGGCGCGCATGGCCTCAACCGGCAGGGACCGGATCATGTCGGCCGCCTGGTCGAGCTCGTCCGTGGTCTTTGCCTTCCCGATCGCGGCGGCGATCGTCGCGTAGCCTGGCGCGCCCGTTCCGCCGTCCGCACCCTGTACCTGGGTAGCTGCCGGGGGGTCGATCGTCGATCCTGGCTCGATCTGAGCGGCCGGTTTCGATGTTTGGGCCTCCGCCGGCGCCGGTTTGGCGGTTTCCGTCGCTTGCACGCCCTGGCCGCCTCCGGCCTTCGCGGCAGCCTCTGCTGAGATCTCGCGGTTCAGATCCGCAACGCCGTCGGGCGCGACCGTGTACGACGATCCCTGGATCACGCGCTCGCCCTCGTCCTCGTCGAAAATCCCCGTGAACCCGAACGCCATGCGCGCGCACTGCATCATCGCTTTGTGGCGCAGCATGCGCGCCGGGTGTGACGTCCAGGGCGCCGTCGGGCGCCGGCACTCGGCCAGGTACTCGGTGACGATCGTCGGATGGTTCCGATCCTTGCGGAACATCGTGCAAGTCACGGCGACCACCTTCGCGTCGGGCCCGTCGCCGGCGAATTGCGTCGCGAACGTCATCCCGTCGAAAGCCTTGTGATCGTTGATGATCGAGCTCCAGCCGTCGACGCCGACGATCGGCACAATGCCGCCCTTGTCGGGGAACGCGTAGATCTCCCTGGTGAACGGGTTGAGCTTGTACTGGTTGGCGACGACCAGGAGCGCCATCATCTGCTCGTCCGTGACCGGATCCTTTCCGTCCTGCTGGCGAAACGCCGTCGCTTTCAACGTCGTCAGCAGCTTGCGCGGATCCACGGAATAGCGCGCCGCGAATTGCTCCACCAGGCTCACGCGTTGCGCGTGCGCCGCCGGCACCTGGGGGACCTGGCCCGACTGCCCATCGTGTCCGACGAGCTCACCCTGCACGACTTTTGTTGCCTCGTTCATGTTGTTGCTCCTCACTCGTTGAATTTCAGCGCGTACCGTGGGAACGGCAGCACGTCGATCGTATCCCCGTAGCCGATCCATTGCCCTGACTCGCGCGCTTTCGCGTACCGCTCCAGCGCGAGATCCAGGCGGCCGCTTGCATAGCGCACGGCCTCCGGCGGCAGGGTGTAGCACTTCACTGCATGCGGCTCCTCCGACTCGACCGCAATGAACACAAAAAACCGTGGCGTTTCGTTGAGCACCGCCTCGGCGCCGGCGAAGTAGTGCGCGTTCTGCACGTGATAGAGGAACGTCGCGCAGTCCTTCGCGAATTTCTCCGCGCTCGCGTCCTGGCACGTTTTGAGATCCGCCAGGCCGCCCAGGTTGCGAATGTCCCACCGCACTTTGCAGGGCACTTTGTACTTGCCATCGATCCAAAACAGCGACTCCTCGACGTTCGCGCCGGCGAGGATCTTCGCGGCCGCGCGGTTGCGGCGCACTGCATCCGCGCACCGCAACGCGCGCCGGAAGTCAGCGGCCGGCAGCACGATCCGGCCCGTTGCAGCTGCAGCGAATTCGGCGCGCTCCGCTTTGCCGTCGTTGCTATTGCCGTGGAATTTCCACTCCGGCGCTGCGCACGCAATCGTGAGGAGTGTGTCGGGCTCCAGCACGGCCGCGTGGACGACGGTGCCAAACTGCATGGCGGCCGTCGGCGCGTTCTGCGTGGTGCGCGCCAGGAGGTAATGCTCGGGCGAGCGCAGGATCTTCTTTGCGCCGCTGGAGCTCATGGCCTCGATCGCGTGGTAATTGACCGCGGGCATGGTCGAAAAAAAACCCGGCTCGAAAGCCGGGGGCCGCAGGGCGGCGATGCGCGTCGCTTCGCGCTCCTCCTCCTCCGAGAACATATCGCTCACGTCGCGACGCCGGTGATCTCCAGCTGTGCCGGCTCTCCGATCGTTTCGAGCACGCTGCCGCTGTGCATGGCGGCGATGATCTCGTGCTGACTTGCGACGGCCGCCGTGAATCCGCGCGCCGCGTGGCGCACCGCCTGGGCGGGGCTCGTGGCCTCGATCAGTCGCGCGCCGTCTTTGCCGTGTTCCTTGACCAGGTACACCCGTTTTTCTGTTGCCATGCGTTTGCTCCGTTGGTTGTGCGGCCGGATAGAAGGGAACTCGCGCGTGGCGCCCGACCAGCGCCCGCGCGTTCGAGAGACTGCTTCAGCTGCGCAATCTTCGTGTTGTAGAAATACTCGACCAGGGGGAACTCGTCGCGCGCCTTGCGCGCCGCCTTGAGCGCGAGCTCGTGCTCAAGGATCTGGCCGCGCAAGTGCCAGCGACGGATGAGGCGCCAGATCACCGCATCACCATGACGGCGGCCGCGCACGCGCCCCAAACGACGCACACCACGCCGGCGCCGGCGACGACGTGCCAGAGCGTGGTGCGTGGAGCTCCGACGACGACCAGGATGAGCGCGGCGCCGATCATCACCAGGCCCGTGCTCAACAGCTGCATGGCGAGGAACATCGAGACGGAGGATCCGTTCATGCCTTCCCCTTGGGCGGATCCTGGGGGCAACGCCCCTCGACGACCCGCGCTGTGGTGCTGCCCTGCTTGTGGCACGCGTCGAGCGCCAGCTGCGCGCCCGTGAGCGTGGTGTGTCCGCACTGCGGCCGCCCCAGGCCCATCGTGCAGAGCGGGAAGCGGCCGATCCGGATGTGCCAATACCCGCGTTCGCCAATGCGTCTCACAGCTGCACCGGCGGGGTGTAGGGCAACGCCTTCGCGACTTCGCGCTGCGATCCTTCCACGACCGTGTAACCGTCATAGCGTACCGTGTCCTCCGGCGGGCCCGACGCCTCAACCTTGCGCGAGACGACGACGGCGGTAACGATGCCGTCCTGGAGCTCGGAGCGGCCCGACTTCGTGGAGACGGCGCGCGACGCCATGAACTCGAACAGCGCATCCGCGTCGATCGTGAGCGTGACGAACGCGACGGCCGCCATCGGTTGCGTCGTCAGCGCGATTTTGTTGATGCTGCCGTACTTGGACGCGACTTCGGCCTGGACGAGCACGCGGTCGCGTGGGCGGTACGGGAATTGCCGGGTGATGATCGTTGCCATGGTGGTGCTCCTGTGCGAGAGGTTTTGGAAGTGGCCGGAGCGCGCTAGATCTGCCGGCCGGCCGGCCAGCTGTTTCTCGTGATGGCGCAGGGTTACGCCAACACCCAGGGCGCGCGCCTGGTCGCGCTGTTACCCGCGGAGCTCGGCCTCGTCGGCTTCGAGCTCGCGAGCGATCTGCTCCTTCGATTTACGTCCGGGTGACTTCGTGGTGAACCCGCCCCGATCGGCGCGCTCGTGCGTCGGCGCGTTCTCCGGCGCCACGGTCGCGCTGATCTGGTCGAGGAACTTGTGCGCCTGGTCTGGCGTCGCGACGCGTGCGGACGCGATCACGCGCCCGAATGCGTCGTACTTGGCAACCTTGAACGAGCTCATGCCGCCTCCGCGAACGAGAATTGAACCGGCGCCGCGCCGATCAAACGGTGCAACGCTTGCGCGCGGCTCACGCCACGGTCAGGCTTCCAGATCGAGCGCAACCGATTCGCGTCGGCGCTGACCGGGCCATCGTAGCCGGCGGCCTCGATCACAGCAAGGCGCGGCGCAACCGCTTTCGCGCTTGCGGCGCCGAGAATGTGCAACGAGAAAATGCAATCACCGCGCTCCGCCAAGAGCTCGGCAAACTGCTCCGCGCTCACGGCCTCCGCCTTGCTCGGGATCCCAACGTCAAGCATATCGGAGCCAAGGATCTCAGCGGCCACGTCGTAGAGCTCGACGAGTGAGAGCTCGCCGGCCTGGAGCGGCACGATCGCGCGAGCGGAGTGGAAGCGCGCGGCGAACGCGCGCCAGAGCTCGATCGTGGCAACCTGGTTGCCCACTACGTCGGGCATCACGAAATGCAAGCGATCGGCGGCGTAGCCGTCCGGATCCGCCTGGCTGACGGCGCACGCGATCGCGTCGTACTTGTCGAACACGGCCGCGAAATCGATCGCCTTGCGCTCGTCGCCGCGCATGGCTGCGCGGAAGTGACCGAACGCGCCGGAGTCGACGAACACGCTGGCCGTCGAGCTCGCCATCGCAACGGCAAGCTGCGCGATAGCGTTGGCGCTCATTTCCTGCACGTCGATGCCGATCGAATGATTTGCTGCGAGCGCCGGCGCGAAATCAGCGCGGCGGCTCATGCCACTGGAAAACACTTGATAGTCCATCTGGATCTCCCTGGTTTGCGCGAGGTGTTGCCCCTATAGGATAGCAAAGATTTTGGGCATTGCAAAGTTTTTGGGATGCCGTAAAATTCAGCCCATGAAATATCACGATCTAGAACGACACTTTGGCCGCTCGCCAAGCAAGATTGCGCGCGGCCTGGGGATGTCCCCGCAACGCGTCTCGTACTGGCGCGCGAACGGGATCCCGCTACCTGTCCAGGCGCTCATTCAGCTGCGCACCAACGGCGCATTGCGCGCGGATCGGCACGTGCTGCTGTGAGCAAGGGCTTGCGACTGTCGGGCGACATCGAGCTCGCGCGGATCCAGGCGCGGCTGCGTGGTGCAAAGCCACGAGCTCAACACCCTGGTCCGATCGCCGGCGGCAAGGCGCCGACGCTCAAGCCTGACCGCTATCACCTGGCCGCGCTGTTCGCGCAGGAGCGATTGCCCAAGCTCTACCGCGAGTATCAATTCTCGTCGCGCGGCTGGCGCTTCGATTACGCGGATCCACCGCGCAAGATCGCGATCGAGATCGAGGGCGGGATCTTCACGCAGGGCGCGCACGGCAGCATCGAGGGCGCGCTCCGCGACATAGAAAAATACAATGCGGCGACGCTGCTCGGGTGGCGGATCCTGCGCTATCTTCCCGATCACGCAACGCGCGCAGTCGACGATTTTCGGCAGCTGCTCATGGAGGAACAACGATGACCGAACAGGCGACGCTCGACTTCACGGCGCCGGAGTCGCGGGCGGATCAGATCTTCAAACGCTTCTGCGAATTCCACGCGGCGAACCCGCAGATCTGGACGCTGTTCGAGCGGTTTGCGTTGCAGATCACGAGCTCCGCGCGGCCGCGCTATTCCGGCCGGCTGATCTTCGAGCGGATCCGCTGGCACGTGAACGTGGAGACCGCGGGCGACGAGGTGAAGATCAACAACGATTTTGCGCCGTACTACACGCGCATGTTCATCGCCAAGCACCCGCTCGCCGGCGCCGCGTTCGCGTTGCGTCGGCGCACGTCGGAGAAGCGGCCGGCGTTCGACCAGGATCTCGCTGTGTTCCACGTCGGCGCGCCTGGCGACGAGAGCGCGCTGATGGCGCAGCTGCGGACGATGTGATGGGCAAATCAGGCAAGCGCGCGAAGGGGCTGCAGAAGCGCCTCAGTCGCCTCGGTTGGGGTGCGGCAGTGAACCGCATACTCCCTGGCGATCACACGCACCACGAGCACCAGATCGGCGGCGCCGGAGCGGCGTACGACGCGATCCAAGCAGCAGATGACAAGCGCCGGCGCAAAGCACGCCAGCGTCAACCGTAGAGGACTCACCTTGAAAGGGAGCACCAGAATGCCTCAAGCAATTGGTTCCGCGACGCGCTGTCCAGCGTGCGGGTTCCACGTGGAACAGCATCAACGCTCTAGCCTGGGATGGTGCATTCGCCCGGGGTGTCCGAACGAGGGCGTCACGTTCCCCCCGGCCTACTTCCTGCGAACTATCCCGCCGCCCCCTGCGCGTCATGCAGGGGCGGCCCGTGCCTGACCGCATCCTCCGCGCTGGCCTGTTCACGTCGGAGCCCTGGCTCGCGCTCAAGGGCAACGATGATCGCGTCTGCTATCTGGCGCTGTTCGAGCACGCCGACTGCCTGGGCAACCACCCCGCGGGCCTGTTCCTGCTCGCTCGATACTGGACACCCTACGGTCCAGACACGCCCGAAAAGGCGGCCAAAGTGCTCCTGGAGCTCGTCGACGTTGGGCTCGTGAGCACTTACACCGCTGTGGATAAGCCGTATCTTCACATTTTGCGGTTCCGACAGTCGACCAGGTTCCCAGGGAAGCTCTGGCCGCTCCATCCACACGCCGACGATTCAGAAAAACAAGTACATGCGCGAAAGTCTCGTGTGACTCTCGGAGATCCTCCTGCTTGGGGTTTGGGGTTAGGGGTAGATCTTAAAAACCCGCGCGAGGAGCCTGTGGATAAACTGGCAATTGTGGATAACTCCGCTTCCTCAGTGCCAACCCCGGTCGAAATATCGACCAAGGGCAAACCCCAGGAAAACTCGAGCCAGGCGCACGTCGACACGCGAGGGGTGAACTGGTCGGATCCCACGAGCCTTGCAGCCCTGGGCGTCCAGGTTGGGACACCACCGCGCACCGGCGAGCTCACGTTCGACTACGCGCTTCGTTTGCGCGCTGCGATTGCACGACCGCATAATCGCCGCCGATGACACCCGAACAATTCGACGCGATCCTGGAGGGCATTCGGGGCGGGCAACCCGCTCACAAGGCCATCAAGGGCGTCAAGATCAAGCCCCCCACGTTCTACCTGGCAATCTCAAAGGACGAGCTCCTGGCTGACAGGTACGTGCGCGCGAAGATTGAGGGATGTCACGCGGTAGCCGACGAGATTGAACGCCTGGCCGACACTCAGATGCGCGGCAAGGTGACCACCAAGGGCAAGGACGGAATCACAATAAAAATCGGGGACAACGTAGAGCGCACGCGCTTGCAGATCGACGCGCGCAAGTGGCTGCTCGCGAAGCTGATCCCCAAACGCTACGGCGACCGCTTGGAGCTCAACAGCGACGGCGGCCCGCTCGTGGTCATTCGCAACCTGACAGGCAAGGGAGATCCTGGTGGCAAAGAAAACCCTGACGGATGAGCAGCGCCAGGCCATGCGGGAGCGCATGGCCGTCGCGCGCTCAAAGCGGCACAACGGAGGGCGTGGTCCCCGCGGACCACGCGCAACGCGCACCAGGGCCGATCCTGGGGCTCCACAAGGCCGGTTCTCGATCGACAGCGCCGGCAACCTGGATCTGTTCGACGTGGATCTCAAGCACGGGCTCAGCCTGGACGTCTCAGGATCGCGCGAGCTCTACGTGTTCTTGCATCGCTACTGGCGCGACGCAGAGCTCCTGGCGCCGGCGGTAGCGTGAGCACGCGACCAGGCGAGTTCGTGATCCGCTTGCGCAAGCGGAGCGGCCGCGAGCGGATGGGCAAGAACCCGCAGCCGTATGCCTTCGAGGTTGGGTTCGCCGGCCGCGTCGGCGGCGCGATCGTCGTCTACGTTGGCGCCGACATCGATCTCACGCGCACGGACCAGATGGAGGAGCTATTCGCGCGAGCTCTGGAGATTTGGGAGCGTGAGCGCGCGCAGATCGTCGGCAAGCCGCAATTGATCGTGTTGCCAGGGACGGATCGACTGAGCTCGTGACCTGTTACTCCGTCAACGTCGACAACGTGCGCGCGATCGTCTGCGTGGGCGGCCGCGCGAAGCGTTGCGCATGCGGCGCCAGGGCGACGCTGCTCTGCGATTGGAAAGTGCAGGGGTGCAAGCCGTCGGGCGCGTCCAAGACGTGCGATCGAGATCTCTGTGCGCACTGCGCGAAGGAGGTTGGCCCCGACAAGCACCTGTGCGGCGAGCACCAGGTCGCATACACGCGCTGGAAGTCTCGTCGGGATTCGGCTTGAGCGGCGCGTCGCGCTTCGAGCTCAACTATCGGGCGCAGGGCCCGACGCTCGACGCGTACATCAGCGATCGATCGCGGCGCTGCATCATCACGGGCCCGCTCGGATCCGGCAAGACGAACGCCAGCTGCTTCCGGTTGCTCAGCCACATGGTCGAGCAATCACCAGGCGCCGATCGCGTGCGGCGCACGCGTTGGTGGGCTGTGCGCAACACCTACGGCGAGCTCCTGACCACGACGGCGCAGGACTGGCGCGACGCTTACGATGACCTGGGAGTGTTCACGCTTGGCGGCGTCGAGCCTCCGTGTCACGACATCAAATTTCGGATGGAGGATGGGACGCGCGTCGAGTGCGAGCTCTGGTTCGTTGCACTCGATCGCCCCGATCACATCCGCAAGCTGCGCGGCATGCAGCTGACAGGCGCGTATCTCAACGAGGTCAAGGAGCTCGCGCGTGCCATCGTCGATATGGTCGACTTTCGCACGGGCCGCTATCAACCGAACGGCGTCGCACCCGACTGGCACGGGATCATCGGTGACAGCAACGCACCCGACACCGATCACTGGCTGTATCTGATGGCGGAGGAGGAGCGGCCGGAGGGTTGGCGATTCTTGCGTCAGCCTGGCGGCGTGATGCGCGACCCTAACGGCAAGTGGATCCCGAATCTGCGCGCCGAGAACGTGAGCAATCTACCGGGCGGGATCGCGTACTACGTCGAGGGCATGCAAGGGAAAAAAGACGACTTCATTCGCGTCAACCTGGCGAACGAGTATGGCTACGTGCAGGATGGCAAGCCGGTCTACATCGAGTACCAGGATCCCATTCATTGCCGCGAGTTCGAGCTCCACCCGCGATCTGAGATCTACGTCGGGCTCGACTTCGGATTGACGCCGGCGGCGACGATCTCAGAGCGCACGCCATCCGGCGCCTGGCGCACCAGGCACGAGATCGTGACTGAGCGCATGGGCGCGACCAACTTCGGGATCCTGGTTGCCAAGCGGATCCGCGAGCTCGGGCTCGTCGAGCGCGTGACCAAGATCACTGGAGATCCGTCGGGCGACGCCGGCGGCCAGGACGCTGATGAGTCGACCGTGTTTCAGATCCTCGAAGCGAACGGCGTTCACGCGCGGCCGGCGCCGACGCAGGATCCGACAATGAGGCGCGAGGCGATCAGCACGAACATGGAGCGGATGGTCGACGGCGAACCCGCTTACGCTGTGCATCCGGATTGCCCCGTGTTGCGCAAGGGCCACCAGGGCGCGTATTGTTACCGGCGCGTGCTCGTCTCTGGCATGGGCGACCGTTACAAAGACACACCAGACAAGAACAGATGGAGCCACGTATGTGAAGCGGAGCAATATGGGGCGCTTGGCGCCGGCGAAGGCCGGCGCGTTGTTGGGCGCCAGATCCAGGGGAACCGCGCAGCATTTGCAGACGCGGGCCCAGTGTTCGATTGACGGGAGCCAGCAACGTGAAATTCTTGGGTATGAAACCCCCCGGCGCGCCGCCTGTTCCGCCGCCGCCAGAAGCACCGCCTCCCGCTCCGACCGTCGACCAGGCGAGCGCACAATCCGACTACACCGATCGCTTGCGTCGCCGCCGTGGCTACGCGTCAACCGTGATCGTCCCCGAAACCACAAACTCACTCGGCGGATCTGCTGCCGTGCTCGGAGGCTGATCGTGTTCAACAACTATCAACTTGTCACGTCGATCGGCGGATCTCCGCTTGTGGCCGACGGTAACTCGGTCGCGTTCGTCTCGCGAGGCGGCAACAACATCCTGGCCGCCTGGGGCACGTTCGGAGGCGGCACGGTCAAGCTGCAGTGGAACAGCGACGGCGCCGGCACCTGGATCGATTACACGCCGCAGAACGGCGTGGCGCTCACGCTCCTCGCGAACGGCACGCTCGCGTTCCGGCTGATGCCTGGACAGTTCCGCGTGGCGCTCACCGGATCCGCGGGGCCGTCCGTCAACTACCTGGTTGCCACCGCGGACGGCGAATAGATGAACGAGACGGCCGACGAGGATCTGGTCAAGCGCCTCAACGCGCGGCAGTCGCGCATGAAAACGGATCGCTCCGTTTTCGACACGCATTGGCAGGAGGTCGCGCTCCGCGTCTTTCCTGAGAATGACACGTTCCTCGCGTCGCACGTGATGGGCACCAAGCGCACGGAACGGATCTTCGATTCGACCGCTGTGCGAGCTCTGCCGCGCTTCGCGGCCGCCATGATCTCGTTGATCTGTCCCGCAACGCAGAAGTGGCACGATCTCACCGTCTCGGATCCGGCAATCGCAGAGCTCGATGAGGTCGAGGCGTGGCTGGAGAAAGTGCGGGATGTCATGTTCGCCGTGCGCATGGCGCCGCGCTCGCGCTTCTACCAGAACGTGTACCAGGTCATGCGCCAGATCGGCGCCTTCGGCAACGGTCCAATGTTCGTCGAGGACGTGCCAGGCAAGGCGATCATGTACCGCGCGACGGACCTCGCTAACGTGTGGTGGGAGGAGGACTACTGCGGTTCGATCGATGTCGTCCACCGCACCTACCAGGCGGATGCGCGCCGGCTGCTGCAGGAGTTCGGCACGCTGCCGCCCAAGATGGCGAGCGCGAACGATCAGCAGAAAACGCGCAAGTTCCAGATCCTCCACGCTGTCGAGCCAAACGACGCGATCGATTACTCCAGGCTCGACTACATGGGCAAGCCCTGGCGCTCGTTCTACGTGTGCGTCGACACGAGCGAAGTGCTCTCGCAATCCGGCTATACGTCGTTCCCCTGGTGCATTGGCCGCTACGACCAGGCGGCCGCCGAATGGTACGGACGCGGGCCCGCGATGGAAGCCCTGGCCGACATCAAGACGCTCAACGAAATGAGCAAGACGCAGCTGCGCATGGGCCAGCGTCAGAGCGAACCGCCGCTGCTCGCCTACGAGGACGGGATCCTCCAGGCTTTCAGCACGCGGCCGAACGCGATGAACTACGGCGGCGTCAACGCCAACGGCCAGGCGCTCGTGCGTCCGCTCGAAGTGGGCGGCAACATGCAGAACCTCCTGGAGCAAGAGAATCAGCGGCGCGCTTCGATCGAGGACTCGTTCCTGGTCACGCTCTGGAAGCTGATCGTCCAGAATCCGAACATGACGGCCACGGCCGTGCTCACCCTGGCGCAAGAGAAGGGCGAGCTCCTGGGCCCGATCGCGGGCCGGCTGCAGTCGGATCTGTTGGGCCCGCTGATTGAGCGCGAGATCGACATCCTGGGCCGCGCCGGCGTGCTGCCTCCGCCGCCCGACATCGTGATCGAGGCGGGCGCGCGGATCTCGGTCGAGTATTCGAGCCCGTTGAACCGCATTGCTCGCGCCGGCGACGCCGTGGCGATCCAACGCTGGTACGAGATCTGCACTCCGCTCGCACAGATCGACCCGACGGCGCTCGACGCCATCGAGCCCGATCGCGCGGCGAAGGAGCTCGCGGAGATCCTGGGCGTGCCGTTCGAGGTCATGCGCACGGAGCAGGAGCTCACCGCACTCAAGGACAACCGCGCCCAGGCGGCACAGGCACAGCAATTGATCCAGGCGGCGCCTGTGGCCGCTGGCGCGGTCAAGGATCTCGCTGATGCCCAGGCGAAGGCGCAGAGCTCGCCGCCGCCCGCATCCGTGCTGCCGCTGGCCGCATGAATGGCCTGGAGCTCGTGCGCCGGCGCCTGTCGTCGAAGCACCGCGCGTTTGTCCGCACGTTCCTCGACGCGAACGGCGACCCCCAGGGCGACGCGGCCCTGGTGCTATCGCATCTGCAAGCGTTCTGTCGCGGCGACCGCACGAGCATCGCGGTTGCGGTTGACGGGCACATCGACGCCTATGCGACGTGCGTCGCAGAAGGGCGGCGCGAGGTTTGGCTTGAGATCCAGAAGTTGCTCAACCTAGACGAGGGACGGCTCCACGAGTGGGCCGCTCGCGTCGCACAACAGGAGGGGATGGAGTGAGTATTCAGCTGCAAATCACAGACACGGACAACGCGCCGGTTCCGGATCTCGCGTTCGACGAGATCGTGTTCCGGCCGTCGATCGCGCACGGCGGTTGGGACTGCAAGATGGTGGTCAACGGGCTCGGCAGCGTCGAGAACATTCGGATCAAGGATCTCCGGATCGCGAACGTCGTCGCCGCCATGATCGAGGCGAGCAAGGTGCTCTACGCCGGCGCCAAGGATCTGCCGGTCAACGATTTCACAATGACAGTCACGCGAGGAAACAATGGCAGCTGACGCACCCGCACCCCTCCCCGGCGCTGCAGCTGGAGGCGCTGCTCCCACTGGCACCCAAACCTCGAGCTCGACACCGGCGCCTGGCGGCGCTGCGCCGCTTCCTGGAGGCGCTGCAGGGGGTGCTGCTCCCACTGCGACGCAACCGCCTGGCATGCCGGCGGATGCCTGGTACAAGGACTGGCCGGAGGACGTGCGCGCGATCGGCGCCAAGTATCCGAACGCCGTCGAGCTCGCGAAGGGCCACGCGAATCTCCAGGCGCTCTACGGCAAGATCACCGGCGGCGCCGCTGAGGTTGTCATCAAACCCAAGGAGGGCGCGACAGCTGAGGAGGTCAACGCGTATCACAAGGCGCTTGGACGTCCAGACGCGCCGGAGGCGTACCTCACGGCCGTCAAGCTGCCGGAGGGAATCCCTGACAGCACGCTCAAGGCGTTTGCGCCAGCGTTCCACAAGGCCGGCATTGATCCAGGTCAAGCGCAGATCCTCGTCGACGCTCAGATCGCCATGGCAGCGGAGGCGGAGAAGCAAGCCGACACCGTTCTGCGCTCCACGTCGGAGCGCGAGTTCGGTGAGGTCAAAAACGAGTGGGGGCAGAAGTTTGACGCGAACATCGAGGCCGTGCGCCGGATCGCCAACGAAGCGGGCATCAACGTCCGCGGCGAGGACGGGCTCACGGATCTCGACAAGATCGAGCGCACGATCGGGACCAAGCGGATGCTCACGCTGTTCTCGAAGCTCGGCGCGCCGCTCATGGATGACACGTTCAAGGGCGGAGGCGGCGCCGGATCCTCGAATTACGCCGTGCCAATGTCGCCGGCGGAGGCGGATACCGCGTTCAAGGCGAAGGGCGCGGATCGCGAGTTCATGGCGCGCGTCAATCGCGGAGATCCTGCAGCGGTCAACGAGCTCGACACGTTGAAGGCGGCGAAGCGCGGGCAATCGCTCGCGGACTGGCGCGCCGACCAGGCGGCCGTCGCGCAAGAGATCTCCGGCGGGCAACGGCAGCGCGGAGCTCGCCGGTGAGCTCGGGCATTGACGGCGAGAGACTGGTTCGCCTAGAGTGCGCGAAGCTCGTGGGACCGATTGCAAGAAGCGAAGGCATTGAACAAGCTCTAATCGCCGCCGCTAGAATCGCTCAATACGTAGAGACTGGACTCGCTGTAGAAAGCACCGGAGCGGATACGAAACCGGCGCCCCGCACAAAGGGCTGATTTTCCCCGCTGATTGAGCTAAGAGCTCCGCGCGGCCGGCGCGTCAAACTGGCAAGTGGTGCCCCTCACGGACACGCCCCACGAGAACCCTTTCTAGGTTTTCGAGGAGCGACAAAATGTCCGCACCCGTAGCAACACTCCTGACGCAGCAATACACCGATTCGGTGGAATTGCTGCTTCAACAAAGCGGCCCGCGCTTGCGCGACGCCGTGATGGTCAAAGCCGGCTACATTGGCGAGGCCGCAAACCCCGTCGACCAGGTGGGCCAGGTCAAGCCGACCAGGGATCCGCCGCGCAACAGCGACACGCCGGTGCTTTCCCTGCCGACGGATCGCCGTTGGGTCTACCCGCACGACTACGTGGCGAGCGATCTGATCGATCAATTCGATCAGCTGCGCACCGTCGACCAATTGACGAACCCGTGCGTGCAGGCTGGCGCAATGGCCGTCAATCGCGCCCAGGATGACGAGGTGTTGCTCGCCTCACTTGGCACCGCGCAAACCGGCAAGACGGGCGCTACCGCCACGTCGCTGCCGGCGGGTCAACAGATCGCCGCCAACTTCGGCGCGGCCGGTAACACGGGGCTCACCGTCGCGAAGCTGCGCAAGGCTCGGCAGCTGCTGATGAGCGCCGGCGCCGACTGGCTCAACGATCCCATGTATTGCGCCGTGACCACGCTCGACCACGACTCGATGCTGGCGGAGACGCAGATCATCAACAGCGACTATTCCGGCAACGTCGATCGGCCGGCCCTGGTCGATGGGATCGTGCAGCGTTTCCTGGGGATCAACTTCGTGATTGTCGAGTTCACGGACACCGTGTACTCGGCCAGCACGACGATGGGCCAGGCGACGCGACTCGTTCCGCTGTGGGTCAAGAGCGGCCTTCACTTGGGTCTGTGGAACGACACCGAGACGAAGATCGATCAGCGCCCCGACAAGAACTACTCCTATCAGTGGTATGTGCGCTGCACCGTTGGCGCCACGCGACTGCAGGAGAAAAAGATGGTGCAGATCTCCACGGTCTAAGCCGTCATGCAGCACGGCGCCAGGAGGATCCTGGCGCCGAACCATTCAGCGCCGCAGGATGCGGCATTGAGGCAACAACATGGCAGCGTTCTACACCCTGGAGCTCGGCGGCGTTTCTGGCACGTCGGGAACAAGCGGCACGGTCGACGGGCTCCCCGTCGTCAAGCCGTCAGCAACCGTCGGACACGGCGGGCGCATTCGCGTCTTTCGTGGCAGCTACACGTTGACGGGCACGGCCGTAACCACGGCCGACACGCTCAACGTCTGCATCATGCCATCGGGCTCGATCTTCCAGTTCGGCATGATTACCTGCGGCGTCACGCTCGGCACGTCGACCGTCGCGCTCGGCATTGCCGGCACAACGGGCAAGTACCGCGCAGCGGCCGTGTTCACCGCAGTCGATACGCCGACGCCGTTCGGCGTTGCGTCGATCATGGCGAACCAGACACCGCTCGCCGCGGATGAGCGGATCATCGGCACGATCGCGGTTGCGAACCTTCCGACCACGGGGCAATCGCTCGTGGTGCAAATGTTCGCCAGCAACGCGTAGCACCGCACTGATACCCTCCTCCGTTGGTGCGGCACTTCATGGGGCGGGGAGCAATTCCCGCCCCACTTTTTTGACCGTTAGGAGCACGCGAACATGGCAACCCGCCGTTTTTCCATTGGACCGAACGAACGCGTCGAGGACGTTGTTGAAGCTGTCGGCGCCGCGACCGCAACCAAATCGATTGAGCTCACCGTCGACCTGGGCGCCATCAAGGCGACCGGCAATCCGTCCACGTCGATCTACCGCGATGAGCTCCTGCACGCGCTCATCGTTCTGGAGGACTACCTTCAAAAGCTGATCTGGCCGCCGGCGTAACCAGGGGCTCGCCGTGTCAATCGCTGCTGTTGACGTTGCGAACACCGCGCTCGCGCTGCTCGGGATCCCAGGGATCTCCTCCCTGTCCGACGACAACGCGAAGGCGCGGGCGATGTCGCGCTCGTATGACATCCAGAGGCGCGCAGAGCTCCGTGCGCACCTTTGGAGTTTCGCCATGGCTCGAACCACCACGCCGGCGAGCTCGACCGTGCCAGCGTTCGATTTCGCGGCTCAGTACGCGTTTCCAACGGACGCCCTGCGGATCGTCCAGGCCGGCGACTGGTATCCGGGGGAGATCTCCGTCGACTACAGCAACGCGACCAACGCGGACTATCGCCTGGAGGGCCGGTTCATCCTGTCGAACGTCGTCGGCGCGCCGCTCAAGGTGCGTTACGTGTCCGACGTTACGGATCCCAACCTCCTCGATCCGCTTTTCGTGGTGGCCTTCGCCGCGCGCCTGGCGTCCGCGACGTGCTTGCTGCTGACGGAGAGCAACGTCAAGAAAAAGGACATCAGCGACGACTACAAGATGGCGATTACGCAAGCCGTCCAGGTGAACGCCGTCGAGAAAACGCCGGAGCAGCTGCCTGACAATTCCTGGATGATCGCGAGGCTCTGATGCCGAAGGCGTCGCCTCTGCTGTCGTCGTTCTCCGCCGGCGAGCTCTCCCCGCTGCTGGAGGGCCGCGCCGATTTCGACAAGTACAAGAGCGGTTGCGCGATCCTGGAGAATTACATCGTCACGGTCCAGGGACCGGCCCGCATGCGCGTCGGCACGCAGATGGGAGGGCAGACCAAAACCGCGACGGATCTCGCGTTCATGGTCCCATTCGAGGCCAACACGGATGCCGCGTTCATGCTCGAAGTGGGCAACGGCTATCTGCGCTTCTGGTTTCAGCGCAAGCGGATCCTGGTCGCGAGCGGAGGCTTCTGGAAACCCGGCGACGGGAGCTCGGATCCGATCGCGGAGCTCGCGACGCCGTGGACGCTGGCGGAGCTCACCGGCGAGGACGGCGCGCTCAATCTGCAGTTTGCGCAGAGCAACGACGTGATGTGGATCGTCCACTCCGCGCACCCGCCGCAGAAACTCAGCCGGATCGACAAGTATCAATTCGCCCTGGCGCCAATGGGCGACGGCACGCACCTACCCTCGCCGTTCAAGGATCAGAACATCGACAAGAGCAAGACGATCTACGCGAGCGCGATCTCGGGCAACGGGATCCTGCTCACCGGATCGGCGCCTGGGATCTTTACGCAGGATATGGTGGGCACGGGCATCTACCTCGAACAGCCGGCCGCCGACTCGATCAAGCCCTGGGGCGTTGCGCTGCCGTTCGTCGCCGGCGACACGATCCGCTCCGACGGCAATAACTACCAGGCCGTCAACAGCGCCACGTCGGGCAACCTCAAGCCGACGCACACGAGCGGCGCGAAGTTCGACGGTAAAACCGGCGTCCAGTGGACCTGGACGGATTCGGGTTTCGGCGTCGTCGACATCACTAGCGTATCGAGCGACGGATTGACGGCGCAGGGCAACGTGCGGGTGCAGCTGCCGCTCACGCTCAAGGGATCCACGACGCCGACACATCGATGGGCAAAGCAAGCCTGGAACACGACGGACGGCTATCCGGTTGCGATCTCGTTCTTTCGCGCTCGCCTGTGCTTCGGCCGCGGGCAAACCTTCTGGATGAGCGTCGTCGGGGACTTCGAGAATTTTGCGACGACGGATGGCGGCGTGGCGACGGACGATATGGCGATCATCAACACCGTCGCCGCGAACCGCAACGACCGGATCCGCTGGTTCTGCAACCTGGGCCCGCTCGTCGTCGGCACTGCGTCGGGCGAGTACACCGTGGCGGAGCTCTCGAACAGCGGCCCGCTGTCAGCTGCGAACATCAACGTCACGCCGCAATCCGGATTCGGATCTCGGCGCGTGGCGCCGGAGCGGATCCAGGAGGCCGTGCTGTACGTGCAGCGTGGCGGCCGCCGGCTGCGCGAGTGCCAGTTCGATTGGAACACGCAGGGATTCTCCTCGAAGGATGTCGCCGCGTTGTGCCAGGAGACTGTCGTCGGATCTCGCAGCGTGACCGGACAGAGCGGGATCATTGCGCTCGCGTATCAGCGCGAACCGGACTCAATCATCTGGTGCGTGCGCGGCGACGGGCAGCTGCTCGGGTTCACGTACAGCAACGAGCACAACACGTTTGCCTGGCACCGGCACAAGATCGGCGGGATCTACGCCGGCACGACCGGCGTCACGCTCGACTATGGCCTGGTGCGCTCGATCGCGTGCATCCCTGGGCAAGATAACTCGACGGACGACGTGTATATGTGCGTCTCGCGCACGATCGCCGGCGCCGTGGTCAATACGATCGAAGTCATGGGCTCGCACACCGCCTGGACGAGCTCGAACGTGTACTACTACCACGACGTTCCGGACGCGACGGAGGCGTTCTATCTCGATGGCTGGACGCGTGGCGTGGTCGACACCGGCAACGGGATCACCGTACCCGATTACACCGGCGCCACCGTCTCCGGCGTGGTCAATGGCATGTACGTGCTGCCGCAAACGCTCGACGACGGCTATTTCACCGTGCCGATCGGCCACGTCGGCAACAACATCATTGTTGGCTACGCCTACCAGGCGACGCTGCAGACGATGCGCGTTGACGCCGGCGGCGCCGACGGCACCGCCCAGGGCAAGCTCACGCGCATGCAGAGCGTTACCGTGCGGCTGCTCAATTCGCTCAACTTGCTCACGGGCCCGTCGACGGATCAGCTGTCGCGCGAGGAGTTCCGCAAGCAGAACGCCAAGATGGATAACCCGGTCGCGCTGTTCACCGGCGACCGCACGATCACGTGGGAGGGCGATTGGGACGAGGGCGCAAGGATCACGCTTCGCCAGGATCAGCCTTTTCCGTCGACGATCATCGCGCTCATGCCGCGGATGCACGTGGAGGACGAGCGTTGACTGACAACAACATCTATCACAGCGGACGGCACCGGATGCGCGCGGCGCAGACGCCCTGGGAGCAGCACGTCGAGGATCGCCTGGACGCCCAGGACGTGAAGCTCGACGAGATCCTGGCGGCGTTCAAGGGCTCCAAGGTCGCGTTTGCTGTCATCAGTGGGCTCGCGAGCGTCGCGGCCGCGTTGGCAATCGTGTGGCACAACCTAATGGGGAAAGCATGACCGACTTTCGCAACCGCCTGGATCTGGAGCTCGGGATCCGCAGCAACAACCCCGGCAACATCCGACACTCCAACGAGTTCACCTGGAACGGACAGACCGGCGTGAACGGCAAAGGCTTCTGCATTTTCGACACGTGTGAGAACGGGATTCGCGCGCTCGCCAAGAACCTTCTCACCTATTTCGACAAGCACGGGCTCGACACCGTGACCGGAATCGTTACGCGTTGGGCTCCGCCGAACGAGAACGACACGGCCGCCTACATCAAGAGCGTCGCCGGCACGCTTGGCGTCGCAGCTGATCGCGTGCTCGATCTGCATGACGTGTCGACCCTCGGCTCGCTGTGCGCCGCCATGGCGCGCCAGGAGAACGGCGCCGACGCGATCTCTGTCGTCACCGCCGCGATTTACATCGCCGGCACGTGCGACGCGTTGGGAGTTCCCGCATGAAATATTTTCGCAAGATCGTGCTCTGGTTGCTGTTCGCCGTCCTGGCCGACCAGAAGAAGATCCTCGCCCTGCTGGAGCGGATCATCGCTCTGCTAACCCGCCGCCCCGTGCGGCTCACTCTCGAAGGAAGTTCAATGAACCCTGTGATCGCTGGCGCTGCATTCGCGCTCGTTATCCGCTGCCTGGATAGCGAAACCCCTCCCGTCGCCGTCGTCGACACCAACGGCGTCCCGTCCGTCACGGCAACCCCGCCCGACACGGTTTGCACCGTCTCGGAATCGGGCACGCCTGGCGTTTACAACGTCGCCGGCGTTGCTGGTCCCACGATCGGGCCCGTGAGCCTGGTCGCAACCGATGGCGTGCTCACGTCGGCCGCGTTCACGTTCGACGTGATCGCTGACCCGACGAAGGCGCCGGCGTCGCTGGAAATCGCCGAAAGCTAAAACCGTGACCCCTGCGAACCCGCGCTGTGTCGCCACGATCCACGCGATCAATTGCGCGTGGGCCGTGGCGGCCGCATTGGTTGTCGGCGCCGCAGGGGTTCACGATCGCGCGAAGCTCGGGAAAAAGATCATGCTGTACTCGGCCGGTTGGGCGACCTTTTGGGCTGGCAAGTGGTGTCTCGACTACGCCACGATCCTGCTCACGAAGGACGCGCAGACGATGGCCGCCGGCGCCCTGGTTATCACCGGCGTCACCGGGCCCATTTTCGCGCTGACCGGCTACATCCTCCGCAAGTACCTGGAGGAGGGCACCGAATCGCAACGGATCATTGCGAACACCCCGCTCAACGAAACCAAGGAGTAGAAATGAAACGTTATCTGATCCTCGCAGCAATCTCCGCGCTCACGCTGCCGGCGCTCGCACAATCCGCGCAAGTGTGCATCTGCACCGCGCCCGCCGGCTGCACGATCGCGAGCGATCCGTTCCCCGCGCTGCCGACCGAACAGCCGACGATGTGTACGCTCAAGGCGGCCAACGGCAGCACGATCGCGCAGAACGCGCCCGTGGACTCCGCGACCATTCCGCTCTCGAACGCGACGCGCTGCTCGCCGGCGTCGCCGGCGTATAACCCAGGGCCCGCTGGTAGCAAGGCGTGCTCCGTGTTCGCCGGCAACACTTACGCCGTTGGCAATACGCTCACGTTCACGATGACCGCGACCTATGCGAGCTCGGGCGAGACTGGCGTCTCCGCTCCGCTCGCGTTCACTAACGTGGTTTCGCTGCCGATCAACACGCCGTCGAAACCGCTGAATCTGCGCGAGGCGCGTTGGGGCACGCCCGACGGCGAGCTCCTGCACGACATGCGCCTGGCCTGGATGGAGTGAGGCAATGCAGTGCCAGGGCGAGCATCGCGTGCGGAATATGTACTTTTACTGCACGAAAGAAATGGGCCACGACGGGCGCCACCGCGACGTTGCGGGGCGCGAGTGGGTGCGCATGTTCGTGTGCGCGTGCTCTGGTCGCGCTCCCGCGCGCCCGCGTGAGAAAAAAGCAGCGTAATGCCGTTCCTCACCGCGATCCCGTGGCTCACCGTCGCCAAATGGGCGGCGATTGCGTTCGCCGTCTGGTTCGCCTGGCACGAGCTCGATGCAGTCTGGTGTAACGGCGCGTGCTCGAAGCAAGCGAAGCGCGCGGACGCGGCAGAGGCGAAGATTGTGGAAATGCGCACGCGCGTCTCCGAGATCACGAGCACGCTGTCGAGCAAACTGATGGAGGCAATGGATGGAACCAAACGCGCAACGATCGACTATCTTCGAGTGTTTTCTGGAGTGGAGGCTGCCGCTAGTTCTGTGCATAGCGGTAGCGGCATTAGTCTCCCTCGCGATTTTGTCGGGGTGTCAGAGCGCGCCGCCCGTGCTGCCAACGGACAAGGGGATCCCGAAACCGGACCAGGCGCGGCCGCTGCCGTTTCCGGAGTTCCCGAAACCGCGGCCGGCGCCGTCTACGACGAGCGCGAGCTCGCGGAGTTCAACGTAAAGGCTGCAAAAGCCTATCGCTCGTGCGTCGTCCTTCTGGACAGCTGCTACGTGCGCGAAAACGAGTACTTGGACGCATTTCACAAGGGAGCAACACCATGAACCGGACGAACCTAATGCGCGCGCTGCCGTGGATCATCGCGGCCGTCGTCGCGATCTGCTTTTTCGTTTTCTTGCGCGATCATCCTGCGATCCGCGTCCTGGCCGCGATCCTGTTCGGCGCCGTGGCCGGCGTTGCTGGCATGGCGATCCTCGCGATCAACGCGCCGGAAAAGGCGCAGGAGCTCGACAACGCGCTCGCGGCCGCATTTCGCAAGGCGGCCGACGAAGTGGACGCCAAAGCCAAGAAGTGAAACGGCTCGCGTACCTGGTCGCGTTCGCGCTGTTGGCGTGCGGAGGCGGATCCGGCGAATCGCCGCCGGCGCCGCCGGTTGCTGATCGCACGGATCTGCTGTTCGGCTACTTTGGCGATTGCGATACGTGCGTGGGCGAAACGCTGCACGCGAACGTGCAATTTATCAACGGATGGGGAGCACCAGGGGCGATCCGTCGCCACGCGATCGAGGCCGTGAACGCGGACCAGAAGATCATCCTCGCCGCGTGCTGGTTCTGTCCCGCCGGCCAGCTGGAGGCGCTGTTCGATCAGCTGCGCCAGGACGGCACGCTGTCCTCCGTCGTTGCGCTCTACCCGCAGGACGAGCCCGACGTGGCGGGCATGAGCGCCGACCAGGTTGCGGCCATGATCGCGACCGTGCGGATCGCGAGCTCGAAGTTCCACGAGCTCGCCGGCGTTCCGATCGCGGCGATCTACGGATCCAAGGGCACAGAGGGAATCGAATACTTCGATTGGATCGGGCGCGATAACTACGGCACCGGGCCGATCGTTCCGATTCGCCAGGCGAACCAGAGGCTCATCCTCACACCAGGCGGAGCGAACCCGTGGCGTGAGAATCCGGCCGCGTTCATCGATATGGCGAACCGCACGCCGGCGGTTGTCGCAATCGTTGCGTTCCTGTGGCGCTGGCCGTCGCCTGGGCACGATCTGGCAATCGCGGAGAACGGCATGGCGCCGATATACTGCGCCGCCGCCCTGCGGCTCACCAGGAGAGGGGAAACATGCTGACCGTGCGCCCGCTGGATCCGGAAATGGCCGCCACGATGGCCGTGCAGTCAGTCCAGGGCGGAGGGATGAGCGTCGAGATGCTGCGCGCGCTCGCGAAGGACTCTCCCGCGTTCATGGCGTGCGACGGCGACACCGTGATCGCGGCCGCCGGAATCATCCCGCAGTGGCAGGGCTGCGCGATTGCCTGGTCGACGCTCGCCGGCAACATTGGCGGCGCTCGCATGCTCGCTGTGCATCGTGCCGTGCGTCGTTACCTGGACGAGTGCGGCATTCGGCGCGTGGAGATGCTGGTCGCGATGGGACACAAAAAAGGCGTGCGATGGGCGCGCATGCTCGGCTTCGAGTGCGAGTCGCTGCAACACGCGAAGCTGCCGAACGGCGGGGACGCGTGGCTATTTGTGAGGCTCAAAAATGGCTGACTTCGGAATCACGGAAGTGCTCGCGATTGCATCCGCTGCGACCGCTGCATCCGGCGCGCTTGCGGCCGGTCAAGCGCAGTCGCGCGCCTACAGCAACCAGGGCGCCGCGCTCAACTACAACGCGACGATTCAACGACAGAACGCGGCCGCCACCTATTCGCAGACCAACGCGGCAGAGGATCAGCAGCGCGCGCAGACCAAGCGCCAGCTCGGGCGCCAGGCTGCAGCGATCGGACAGAGCGGCGTGGATCCGGCGAGCGGCACGTCGCTCCTGGTCGCGCAGGATTCAGCGACGCAGGGCGAGCTCGACGCGCTCACGACGCGATACAAAGGGGACCTGGTTGCGCGCGGCTACACCAACCAGGCGGATCTCGACGCGGCCCAGGCCACGGAAGCGAGCAGCAATGCGTCGACAGCGCGCAACAGCAGCTATCTGCTCGCGGCCGGCAACATCCTCCAGGGCGCGGGCTCGTATTACGCGTCCACGTCGAAGCTCGACTATCTCAAACGCTACGGGCAAACGCCCTACGGCGGAGGCATGGGCTAAATGGCCGCGCAGATCAACACGATCGAATCGAAGCAGTCACCGATCACCGGACTGCCGTCGGCGGATGCGGTATCGCGTCGACAACCGGAGGCGTCGCTCGCGCCTGGGCTCGCCGGCCTCAGTCAGGGATTGAGCACGCTTGGGACCGGGCTCGCCGCGCAACAGGCGGAGGAGCAACGCGTCCAGAACGAACAGCAGTACCAGGCGGGCATGGCCGACGCGAGCTCGCGCCGGAGCGCGGCTACGATCGAGTGGACGCAGAACCTAGAAGCGCGCAAGGCGGCCGTCCAGGGGCCCGACGATCTCACCAATTTCTTTCCGACGTTCGTCGACGACTTCAAGCAATACAAAGCGGACACCGTGGCGGCCGTGCAGGATCCACGAGCTCGTGCGCACCTGGCGCAAGAAATGGACGCGCTGCAGTCGCATTTCGCCGTCCAGGCGATCGACTTCCAGGCGAAGCGCACCGTTCAATTCCGCGGCGATCAGCTGGCGCAAAACGTCGACCAGGATCGGCAATCGGTCTACAAAGACCCGTCTCTCTACCAGACGGTGCTCGACGCGAACCTCCGCGCGATCGAGGCGGCGCAGCTGCCGCCGGAGCTCAAGACGCACCTACGCGATCACGCGAAGCAGAATCTAACGATGGATGCGGCGCGCGGTTGGGTGGATCTCAACCCTGCGGCTGCATACGCTCGAATCACCGGCAACGTGCAGGATCGCCCGATGCTGCCGCCGCCGGCGCCGACGCCGACAACGGCGCCAGGCTTCCAGGCAACGAGCGGCGAGCCAACACGCGAGGACGTGATCGCAGAAGCGCGGCGCCAGGGCGTCCCGCCGGAGCTCGCGCTTTCCATCTGGCAGCAGGAGAGCTCCAGCGGCGCGAACACGGCCACGAGCTCGAAGGGCGCGAAGGGCGGATTCCAAGTGATGCCAGACACGTTCCGCGAGCTCCAGAAAGGCGGCGCCGTTCCGGCGCAGATGAGCAACGAGGGCATGGGCAACATGATCGCCGGCGTCGCCTACTTGAAGCGCGGGCTCGACGCCAGCGGAGGCGATGCGCGACAGACGGCCAAGTTCTATTACGGCGGCCCTGGTGCGCTGCAGGGCGACGAGTCGATCACGTCGGGCCCGAACACGCCGACGCGCGGACAGTACGCGGATCGCGTCGTCGCGCGCATGAAATCAATGGCGCCGGAGGATCTGAAACTCGCGAGCGCGGAACCCACATCGATGACGGATGTCGGCGCCGGCGTTGTGACTTCGCCCTATCGCGGCGCGAGCTCGGCGCGCGACACGAACGAACCGATTGGCGTCGCACCGTATGACAATGCAGAGCCACCGCAAAAGGAACAGATCAAAGCCTACGCGGAGGCACAGATGCGCAAGGGCCAGGTCGCCGGCCGCGCGCAGCTGGAGCGCGAAGTCAAAGCAGGGATGTCCGACGAGGACAACGGCCGCGTTTCGCCGCAGATCCCCGTCGAGCGATTCCGCGCTGTGTACGATCCTGGCACCGCTGACGAGAAGTTTGCCGAATACAACGATCACCGGCTTTTCGGTAACGTGGTGCGCACGATCTCGACGATGCCGGCCGACGAGGGCTTGCGCGTCGTCGAGGGCATGCGACCGGATCCCGCGTCTCCGGATCGCGCGACCGGGGACAAGCTCTACAACCAGGCGTCGAAAGCCTGGGCGCACGTGCAGGAGGCGCGCAACAAGGATCCGCGCCTGGCGTTGCATCTGCAGGGCGTCGCTCCGATCGAACCGATCAACCTCTCGGGGCCGGATCTCGTCGAGCAGCTGCAGCGGCGCCAGGCGTCGACGCAGCAAACGCGCGGCGTCTACACCGATAGCGCCAACCCGTTCACCGTGGCAGAGGCTTCGAGCCTGGCGCGCGAGCTCGCGGCGCGCTCGGGCACCGAACGGATCTCGATGCTGCGCACCCTGGGCAAGGGGCTCGACGATCCAGGGATCTACCAGGCGGCGCTGCAGCAGATCCGGCCGGATTCGCCCGTCACCGGCGCGATCGGCAATCTGCTGCAGATGGGCCAAACGCGCCAGTACCAGAATTGGCTCTCCCCGAACGTGGATCTCTCACCGGATGCGGCCGCGCGCCGGATCGACGTGGGCGAGTCGCTGCTGAACCCGACCAAGGGCCAGAAGGCGGAGGACGGCAAGCCAAAGGAGGCGTGGCCCATGCCGTCGGAGTCGGGGCCCAATTCCATGCAAGCGTTTTTCTCCGACAAGGAGGGCGACGCGTTTCGAGGGAACCCCGTCGGGCGCCAGATCGCCTACCAGGCGTATCGCGCCTATTACGCGGGCAAGGCGTCGGAGGTTGGGATCACAGACAAGAGCTCGCGCAACGACACGATTGCACAGGAGGCGTTCGACGCGGCCACCGGCGGCGTGGTGAGCGTCAACGGCAAGAGCGTTATCACCCCCTGGGGCATGCCGAAGGGCGATTTTAAGGCCGCCCTGGACACTGAGTACAAGCGCACGGCCGCGACGGCCGGATGGGAGCTCCCGCCGCTATCTGACGTCACGGTTCGCAATTGGGCCGGCCACGGAGATCGCTATTTCGTCGAGAGCGCGAACGGGATCCCGTTGCATGACTCGCGCGGTTATCCGCTCGTGCTGAACCTCACACCGGGCGACGCGTCGCGCGTCTCGCAGATCCCACAATGAGTTTTTTCGACCTGGATCCGAACGTCGCGCGTTCGCAGTACGTCGACGCGGGGGCGGCGCACGCCACGGCCGACGACCTGGCGCCGGGACTCTCGGCTGGATTGCTCAACGCCATCCCGACCGGGATCGCGCGGCCCGCTTACGCGGCCCAGGGCGCGATCTCGCGGGCGATGATCCCGAACGGCCAGGAGTTCGATAAGGTTTTCGGCACGAGCACGGCCGCCTGGCTCCAGGGCAGCGCGGACGCCGCCGATCGCACGCTCACCGAAATGGGCAAGGACAGCGCCCGCAACGGTTGGGCGGCGAACACGCTCTCCGGCCTGGCCTCAGTCATCACTGGCGCAACCCTGGGCGGGGCCGCTGGCGCCCGTTTTGGGGCCGCTGGCGAGGTTGCGGGGGCAATGGGCGCTGTGGGGGTCACGAGCGGTTACGAGACGACGCTACAGGCTCAGAACGCCGGGATCCCCGACGAGATCGCGCGCAGCATGGGGATCGTCTCCGGCGCGGCGAACGCGGCCGGCCTGGTGCTGCCGATGTCCGTCCCTGGCGCCGGCTATGCGCTGAATACCGCCTTCGGCGCGGGCTCGATGGGCTACTTCGGCGCGATCAACCGCGCGTCGATGCACGAAACGCTCAACCGCGCAGGGCGTCCGGACCTGGCGGCGCAGTACCAGGTATTCGATCCAGGTGCGATGCTGGCCGACGCCGTGATGGGCGCCGGGTTCGGCGCCTGGGCCCGTTTCCACGCCGGCGCGCCGCCCGCCCCGCCGCCGAAAAACCTCGAGCCAGGCGTCCTGCCGCGCGACGCTGTGGATGCAGCCACAGCCATGAACGCCGCTGTGCACCGGGCCGAAAGCACGCTCCCCGGCACGCCTATGGACTCGGCCACGATCAAGGCCCACAACGACGACCTGGATCTCGCGACGCGGCAGCTGATCGAGGGCGAACCCGTGGATCTGCCGACCAGGGGCCACGGCGACGACGGCGGCCAGTTCGAGAAGCATGATCCAGAATTCGAGGCGTCGCGCCACGTTCCGGATGAGGAAGTGAACGCCGCGCTGCAGGAGCTCGCGGACCAGAACGACCAGGAGCTCGCCGCGCACCTGGATCTCCCGCCGGAGCGCGACAACGCACCGGCTGCAGCTGCGGGCCCGCTGTCGCCGGCGATGCTCCGCGGCGAGATCGGTTGGGCGCAACGTGGCGGGCAGCTGCAGCGGTCGACCGATTTCACGAGCTCGGATCTCGACGCCTCCGGCCAGCCGTTGATTGGCGCCGGCGAAGTGATCGGCCGCACGAAATGGGTGGAGATCTCACCGTTCTGGCCCATGCGTCCGGACAAGCGTCTCACGGAGGCACAGGCACACAAGGCTTTCGACAAGCTGGAGGCGGGCGAGAAGCTGCGGCCGATCGAGCAGCGGTTCGTCGACTACGCGGCGCGCGAGCTCGAACGGCGCCAGGCGCCGACAGAGGCGGATCTCGAACGCGAAGCGATCCAGGGCGAGCCTGAGCTCACGCCGGAGGAGCGCGCGGCCGCCGGCGTCGACGGGCTCACGCCGGAAGCGCGCCAGGAGTTCGACCAATGGGCCGCGTACCATGACACTTGGAAGGATCTGACCGATGACGAAATCGACGCCCTTTCGCGCGATGCTGCTGCGCCAGTTCGCGGCGAAAACGAAGGCTCTGGATCCGGAGGAACGCAGGAAGCTCCTGGTCGCCTTGCGGAGCCACGGCCAGGCGAAGGCGAAGGCGAATCAGCCCAAGCAGTAGCGCAGCCGTCCGTCGCGAAAAAGGGCGGCTATGTCGATGATCTTTTCGGCACGCCGCTGCCGCGTCCGGAGCGCGCGGCCGGCGTCACGCCCGAACCGAAACCGGAACCGGCGCGCGAGATCTCGCCGGGAGTGTTTGGGGCCACGACCAGGTTGACCACGGTCGCGCGGATCCGCAGCGGATTCGAGCGCGTGACTGACGCCGCCAGCGCGGCGCACGTGTTCGCCTACTTGCGCAAGCTGCCGCAGGAAAACGTCGGCGTGCTGCTGCTCGACAAGGACGGCCGTCCGATCGCCGTTGTGCGGCACTCCCTGGGCCAACGCGCAGAGGCGACGGTCGAAGCGAGCTCGCTGCTCGGATCTGCGCTCAAGGATCCGCGCGTCGCGTCGATCTGGATCGCGCACAACCATCCGTCGAACACCGATCGTTTCTCGCCGCAAGATGCGGCCCTGCACAACAACCTGGTAGGCGCGCTCGAAGGCTCGCGCGTCAAGTACGGCGGATTCTTGGCAATCGCTGGCCGTCGTTACGTGGGCCTGGGCAATCGCCGGATCTCGGTCAACGAGGGCGGCGTCGCAGGGAAGCTCGAATTCCATGATGCGCTCGACGCGATCGGAGACGAGAACCAGACGATCCCCGCGCGAGCTCGGCATTTCGAGATCCCCGTGCAAGAGCGGATCTTCTCGCGCAACGGCACGTTGGGCCCGCCGATCAAGACGAGCCAGGACACGATCGACCTGGCGCGCCAGATCTCGAACGGCGAGGACGGGGTAATGCTCATCAATCACCGCCTGGCGCCCGTCGCCTGGTTGCCCATGCCGCTCGAAGCATTGCAGAACATTCGCGGGCCCGTCGCGGATCACTTGCTCAACGGGCTCGAATCCTCGAACGCGGCCGCGATGGTCATCGTCACGCGCAAGCCGATCGATGAGATCGACGTGGGAACGCTCGCCAACCTGGGCAATTTCGGCCGTGCCATGGGCACGCAGCTGCTCGACGCCGTGTCGATCGGCAAGCCTGGCAGCAGCGCCATGGCGGCTCGGAAAATGCCGGCGAACGCGTCGCGCAATTTCCGCGAGGGTGAGGGGGATCTCCTCTCCACGTACACCAACGACGAAGTGCGCCAGCGCGAGGAGGCGGCGCTCGCGCTGCAGGAGAAAACGGCCGCGCAGAAAAAGGCGGCAGAGCTCAAGGCGAAAGCGGATGCAGAGCGCGACGCGTTCTCGCTCACCGGATCCGATCGGCCGGCCGACAAGGCGGGCCAGAGCTCGCTGTTCGAGCCCGCGACTGAGTACGGCAAAGAAAACCCCCTGTGGCGCTCCGCCCTGGAGGATGCCGTCGCCGGGATCCGGACCACGAGCTCGCCGGCGGCGCAGTGGAAAGCGACGATCGCGAAGATCCCCGGCGTCAAGCCGGCGGAGATCGAGGCGACCGGGCTCAACGACTGGCTGGATATGCAACAGGGCAACGTCACGCGCGACCAGGTGCTCCAGTTCGTGCGCGACAACGGCGTGAAAGTCTCGGAGAAAATGCTCGGCTCGCTCTCCGATCTCGAACAGTCGCGCGCAGAGGCTCATCTATCTTCCGTGCGTGCTCAACGCAACGAGCTCCGCAATGAAATTTGGGGCTCACCGGACGAGCTCGCGCACGTCGGGATTCTTCACGAGATCTCGGATCCGGCAACGCGCGCCAACGTCGGCGGCTGGGCGCACGACGCTACCTCGCCCACGGTCACGCCTGGCGTGAAGCGCGTCGCGCTGCGCAAGCTGGAGGCGCTGCCGTTGACGCCGGAGCAATTGGCGAAGGTTCTCAAGTGGGGCGAGCTCGCGCACGCGTCTGACGCCGCAGAGCGCGCGACGCTCGGGCCGGAGGCCGGATCCCCCAAGTACTCGAATTGGCAGCTGCCAGGCGGCCAGAATTACAAGGAGCTCCTGCTCACGCTGCCGTCCGCTACCGATCGGATCACGGACGCGGAGGCGGAGCGCGCCGGCATGGGCCCGCACGCCGGCTACGAGACGGATGCGTTCGTGAGCTCGCACTTCAAGGGCGTCTCTAACATCCTCGCGCACGTGCGGTTTAACGAGCGCACGGACGCCGACGGCAAGCGCGTGCTATTCCTGGAGGAGATCCAAAGCGACTGGGCGCAGAAGGGGCGCGCCGCCGGATTCAGGGGACCAGGCGAGTCTGTAACGCCGTTCGGATACCCCAACGAGTTCCGGATCACGCAGAGCGAGCACCAATATCACGTCGACAGCCCGAACGGCGATTATCACGTCGACATTGGCAAGGGCACCGTCGAGAGCGAAGCGGCCGCGCGTGAGTACGCGAATCGCTACTTTAAACAGCTGTGGGAGGCACGCGTGCGCGCGGGCCGCGACAAGGTTGCGCCGGCGCCGTTCGTCACGAAAACGGAGGCGTGGGTCGCGCTCGCGTTGAAGCGGATGATTCGCTACGCCGCAGATAACGGGTTCGATCGAGTCGCCTGGACGAACGGCGACCAACAGGCGGCCCGCTACTCTCTGGAGAAGCATCTGGAGGAGATCCAAACCTCGCGCCGCGCGGACGGCTTGTATGAGGTTCATGCGTCCGACAAGCACGGTAGATCCGTGTTCGGCAGTGCCGGCTACGTTAACGTGAACGCGCAAAATCTGGAGCACTACGTCGGCAAGGAAATGGCGCAGAAGATCATCGACGAAACGCCGCCCGAAGGTAAGGGCGCAAAGAAATGGCGCGGCCTGGATCTCAAAGTAGGCGGCTCGGGCATGCGCGAGTTCTACGACAAGATCCTCCCGAACATCGCCGGCGACGTGCTCAAGAAGATCGGCGGCGGCAAGGTCGACGAGAGCGGCATGGTGCTCGATACGAAGCGCGGCACGGGCCAGGAGTATGTGGGCCCGACGATGAACGAGGGCGAGCTCGACGCCATGATCGCGGACCATTCGATCAACGCCACGATGCGCGCGCAGCTGCAGGATGTGCGGGCGCGCCTGGTCATGGGTGCGACGTTCCACCAGGCGATCAACGAGGAGGGCAGCATTGCGCTCGCGGAAATGATCGGCGGCCGCATGAAAGGCGTCGGCGCGCCGGAGACGAGGCAATCCGGTTTCGACATCACGCCGAAGATGGTCGAGCGCGCGCAACAGGGCATGGCGCTGTTTGAACCGCAGCCGGGATATGGCGATTACCCCGGAGCTCCTGGTCGCGAGATCTCGTCGGAGCAATACCTCAAGGCCGCGGACCAACGCGAGGCGGAGGCAACCAAGAGCGCCGAGAGCGCGACCGGCACCGCAATCGCGTGCGCCCTGGCGAACGGAGTCGGCTATGCGTGAGCAATGTATCCGCGCTGTCTCCGCCAACCTGGGCCGCGAGCTCACCCAGGACGAAGCGAACGGAATCGAAAACCGGATCCGCGACGCGTTGCGGCAGCTGAAAAGCAAGCCCCAGGCGTTCGCGCAGATGGACGCGCCAACCAGGCTGCAGGAGGCCGCCAGGATCGCGGCCGCGAACATCAAGCAAGACGCGTTTGAGGCGAAGCGGCGCGCGCAGATCACCGTCGGGATCCACGATCGGATCGGTGAGTATTACCAGAAGGCTGTCGCCGCCGGCATGGATCCGCAGGAGGCGCTGCACCGCATGCTCAACACGGAGGCCGACGGCCGCTCGACCGTGCAATCGCAGGAATCGAAAACCGAAGGGATCAACCGCGACTACGCGCGGCGCCTGGTCACGCTGCTCGAACAGGCGCACCCGCGCATGCTCGGTCTGTTCGCCAACCGCGAGGGCGCGCAGCTGGTAACGCGCGAGCTCTACGGCGAGGACACGGGGAGCTCGGTCGCGAAGGCGGCCGCGAAAGAATGGGGCACCGTGATCGATCAGATGGTCGCGCACTTTCGAGATCTCGGCGGCACCCTGCACCGCCTGGACGATTGGCGTTTTCCGCAGCACCACGACAGCGCCCGCGTCTTTGGCGACGGATCCGTGAGCTCGCGCGAGTCATGGGTCGACTCGGTTCTCCCCAAGCTGAACCGCGAGCGGTATATCGCGGACAGCGGCCGGATCATGGTCGACACGGAAGTGCGCGACGTGCTGCGCGACGTGTGGGACACGATCGCGACCAACGGCGCGAACAAGATCGACCCTGGTGCGCCGGCCGTCGGCGGCCGCATGGTCGCGAACCGCTACAGCGACCATCGTTTTCTCCACTTCAAGGATGCGAGCTCCTGGCTCGACTACCAGGGGGATTACGGCAGCAAAGATCTGTGGGCTGTGATGACGGGCCACGTGAACACGCTCTCGCGCAACATTGCCGCGATGGATACCTGGGGCCCAAATCCGGATGCGATGTTCGGCTATTGGAACGCGAAGGCCGCGCTCGAAGCGCGGCACAGCAAGACCAACGTCCACGCGGTCCAGGAAAAGAACGCGGACGCGTTCCGCTACGCGATGGGCTACAGCGCCGGCGTCTCGAACGCGATGATCGCCGGCGGTTTCGCAGCTGCTCGCAACGTCGCGAGCGCAGCACTCC